GTTTTGAAAAAGAAATCGCAGTGTTGATATAGGGGGGTAAAAACTTTTGGACAATAAAAAATTCTCATTTATAGCCTCTTTCCCTCCGATTAGCTCGGCCATGAAGATAGACGGGCAGGGTGGTGGGGCCCGAATACAGATTGACATTCCAGGAAGCGAACTTGAAGCAATAATTAGGCTCCAGGCCCTTTGTGGAAAAACATTTACCGTTACGGTTGAAGACAATCAGGACAATAATTTAAAGGATAACAAGGTTAAATATATAAAATGAGTAAGGCTAAACCCACAAAAATAAAGATTCTGGAGGGCAATAGGGGCAAACGTCCACTAAACAAGAATGAGCCCGATCCTATTTTGGCAAACGATAATGAAATGGCTCCACCTGGCTGGTTGCTCGATGAAGCTAAAACCGAGTGGGAGCGTATTGTGCCAGAGCTTGCAAGGCTGGGATTGTTTACCAAAATAGATAGAACGGCACTTGTCGGCTATTGCCAGAGCTGGGCCAGGTATGTTGAAGCTGAAAAGTTTTTAAGCAACCATGCTACAACTTTTGAAACCGATAAAGGTTACATTGCCCAGGTACCCCAAGTGTCTATCGCCCAGAAGTATTTAAAGCTTTGCCATACCCTTATGACTGAATTTGGCTTTACTCCATCATCCAGGGGGAGAATGCATTTACCTGGTGACCCCAAAGATGAAGACCCAATGGAAAAATGGTTTAAGGGTAAGGGTAGTTAGATGATATGGTTAAAAATTCAAAAGGCAAACAAAAAGCGCGGGAGGTTAAAGACTTTATTCAGAGCCTTACCCACACCAAAGGACGTTGGGCCGGAAAGCCGTTTCACTTACTCGATTGGCAGGATAAATTAATAGATGACCTGTTTGGTACATTAGACAAAAATGGTTTTAGGCAATACCGTGAATGTTTTACCTTTATAGGCAAGAAAAATGGTAAGTCAGAATTGGGCGCTGCTATTGCCCTATATATGCTGGCAGGTGACGGGGAGTTTGGGGCTGAAATCTATTCGGCTGCTTCTGATAGAAACCAGGCCCGTATTGTTTTTGATGTGGCGGCGCAAATGGTCAGGCAATCAGAGGGGCTGTCTAAAAGGCTAAAAATAATCGACAGTGTAAAAAGGATAGTCTATTACCAGACCAATAGTTTTTACGAGGTTCTTTCAAGTGATGTAAAAACCAAACACGGCCTTAATCCCCATGCAGTAATTTTTGATGAACTTCACGCGCAGCCCAACCGTGAATTATGGGACGTACTTACCGAGGGCTCAATGGAGGCCAGACAGCAACCCCTGCTATTTGTAATGACTACGGCTGGTTTTGACAAGGAGTCAGTATGTTATGAGGTTTATGAATATGCAAAAAAGGTTAGGGATGGTGTAGTAGAGGATAAGCACTACTTGCCCGTAATTTACGAAATAGGAGAAGAAGACAATTGGGAGGATGAGGCTAACTGGTATAAGGCCAATCCGTCATTGGGAACCAAAAAGGAAATTGAAGCCGGCACCAAAATACTGGATATTGTAAAGTTTAGGGAGGCTCACCAGAAAGCCAAAGAGATACCGGCAAAGATAAATAACTTTAAGAGGTTGAGGCTAAATATATGGACTAGCCAAGAGACCTTGTGGCTCCCCTCTGAAGCATGGACGGCCTGTGCTGGCTATGTAAATCCTAATGAGTTGGTGGGTTTGCCCTGTTATGCAGGAATGGACTTGTCGTCAACGGGCGATATAACGGCTTTTGTTTTAGTGTTTGAGGTAGACGATATCTACAAGGTTTTACCCTTTTTTTTCATACCGCAAGATAACATGATGGAGCGTTCCAGGCGGGATAGGGTTTTCTATGATGTCTGGGTGAAAAAAGGGTTTATTTTTGCAACCGAGGGCAACGTCATAGATTACCAGTTTATTTTCGATAAAATATGCACGCTTGCCAAGACCTATGAAATAAAAGAGATAGCCATAGATCCCTACAATGCTTTAATGCTTAACCAAAAGCTGGCCGATGAGGGGTTTGATACTTTAGAGATTAGGCAGGGCATGAAGTCCTTATCACCACCCACCAAAGAACTGGAAACCCTTATACTGGGTAAAAGAATACATCACGGCAATAACCCTGTTCTTAGGTGGATGTTTGAAAATGTAATGATAATAACAGATGAAAACGACAACCGCAGGCCCGATAAAAAGAAGTCGAGGGAAAAAATAGATGGCATAGTAGCCCTGATAATGGCTATTTCGAGGGCAATGGTACACAAAGATGATACCAGGTCGGTATATGATGACCGCAATATACTGGTAATTTGAACAGGAGTTCAATTTGAATATTTTAAAATTGATAGGAAAAGTATTCCGTTTTCACCCAAGCAATCCCAGTTATTGGGCAAAAAAGTTTTGGGGAATGCCGGAAAGTGAGTCAGGGGTTCAGGTAGATGAAGAGACGGCCTTAAAATATGGGGCGGTTTATGCTTGTGTCAGGGTACTGGCTGAAACCATAGCCAGCCTGCCCCTAAATGTTTATAAGAGGCTGGAACCTAAAGGGAAAGATAAAGACAGCAAACATAACCTTTATAATTTACTACACAGCCAGCCCAACGGGGATATGACTTCCTTTACATGGCGGGAGCTGGCAATGGCCCACCTGCTGTTATGGGGAAACCATTACAGCCTGACACCCAGGGATGGTTACCAGAAGGTAACCTCGATTATTCCAATGGTACCCTGGAGGGTAAAGCCTGAAAGGGTAATGGTAGACGGCCGGAAGGTCAAGGTTTACAGATACCAACCAGAAGAAGGGGCCGAAGTGGTGCTGGGCCAAAATGATGTGCTACATATCCCAGGGCTTTCTTTTGACGGGCTGGTGGGTTTATCACCGCTGGGCTGGTATAGGGAGCAGATAGGCCTGGGGCTAGCCATGCAGACATATAGCTCCAAGTTTTTTGCAAACGGTACCCACTCCAGCGGAATATTTACTACTCCGCAGGCGCTAAAGCCAGAAACCAGGGATAGACTGGAAAAGGATTTGGCCAAAAAGTATAAGGGCCTGGGTAAGTCGCATAATACCATGTTGCTGGAGCAGGAATTAAAGTTTGAAAAGCTATCAGTAAATCCTGATGATGCACAACTATTGGAGAGTAAAAAATTCCAGATAGAAGAAATTGCGCGTATATTTAGGGTTCCCCTACACTTATTGCAAAACCTGGACAGGTCAACCAACAACAACATAGAACACCAGTCAATAGATTTTGTGGTACATTCGGTAAGGCCCTGGCTGGTAAGGTTTGAGCAGGCCATAAACACACAGCTGTTTACCTATGACAGTAAAACCCACTTTGCAGAGTTTGTAGTAGACGGGCTGCTTCGCGGGGATAGCGAATCAAGGTTTAAGGCTTACAGTATTGCAGTACAAAACGGGATATTCAGCCCCAATGACGTACTGGAACTTGAAAACAGGAATCCGTATGAAGGCGGGGATAAGCATTTTATACAGCTTAATATGCAACCTATTGAAAGCATAGGGCAGCCAGTCCAGGACCAGCGCAGTTTAAAGATAGAAACAATAAAACCCAGGGCTATTGAAGATTTAAACCTGCGTTCAGCCCAGACCAGAAAAAGGTTATCGGACAGTTACAAGCCGCTTATTGCCAATGTCGCTACCAGGATTATAAAGCGTGAAACAGTCGATATCCTAAAGGAAGCCAAAAGCGTATTTAAGACCCGTTCCAATACTACTGGATTTTACCAATATCTTGATGACTATTACCAGGAGCACCAGGATTTTATAACCAAACATTCAGAGCCGGTATTCTATGACCTGGGCAAAGCCATAGCAGTAGAAGCGGCGGCTGAAGTAGGTTACCAGATAGGCACCAATGATAATATAGATAAATTTTTAAAAAGCTACAGCCAGGCATATACCCTGCGACATTCACGGGAGCACAAGGAGAGGATTATTAAGGTTATAGAAAAAGGGCTGGAAAATAACATTGAACCTTACGAAATGCTGGAAGTGGAATTTCAGCACTGGGAAGAAGAATACCCAGGGCAGATTGCCGACCGCCAGGCAGTTAAGGAAAACGGGGCGGTGTCAAGGGTAATATATGGTTCAGCAGGTATAACCAAACTGGTTTGGAGAAATACGGGCAATAAATCCTGTCCTTACTGTGAAAATTTAAACGGCAAGGTAGTCGGCATTAGTGAACCGTTTTTCCTAAAGGGCCAGGGCTATATGCCCGAAGGTGCCAAAAGTTCACTCAATTTTGGTTCAGATATTACACATCCACCCCTACATGCCTCGTGTCAATGCACTATTTCACCGTCAGTATAGAAAGGCGATTTTTGAAAACAAGTATAAAGATAATAAGGCAGTTTTCCGATAATGATAAAACATACTTCCCTGGTGAAATTTATAAATCACCATATGAAATTGCAAGGCGCTATATCTCAAGGGGAGATGCTGAATGGCTGGAAGGAAACAATGAAGATTTAACAGGGGGCAGGATTAACCACCCCAAAGTATCAATAGTGATTTTAATAAAAGATGCCTTAAAGTATGTAGAAAAATGTATACGCTCCTTAAATGAGAACACCCATAATTTTGAACTGATACTGGTCGATAACGGTTCCAATGCCGATACCAAAGACTGGCTGGCCAAATTAGACTGGCTGGACTACACGCTCATTGAAAATAAAGAAAACAAGGGTTTTTCCTATGGCAACAATCAGGCCATAAAGGTTGCCAAGCACGATTATATTTGTTTTCTGAATTCTGACACCCTGCTATCTCCTAACTGGTTAGGTAAGCTGATGAGGGGCTTTAAATATTCTAATGATGTAGGAGTAGTAGGACCCTCCACCTGTCATTGTGCAACCATCCAAAGCCCGCAGGTCTGGAAAACCTACAAACATGCAGGGCAGGAGGAAGTCAACCGTATTTCTACCATGTTTGCCGAAGACTATATCGAGCAGGCGGTAGTGGGCTTCTGTTTTGTGTTTAAAAAGGAAGTATTTGATAAGATCGGAGTGTTTGACTACAAGCGCTATGGTATTGCCTGCCATGAGGATATAGACTTAGTCTGGAGGGCCTGTAAGGCTGGATATAGGTCTATTTGGGCCCAGGCTTCTTATGTTCACCATTACGGCAACCGCACCACCAGGGAAATGGGGCTTAACCCCAAAGAGATACGGAAAAAGAACAAACCAATATTTGACCATAGATTAAGCGACCCTAACCTATATGTAAAAAATGATGTCAAACTGGGTAAGGTTAAAAGGATTAAGGGCAGGATCCCCATTTTGATGATAACCTGGAATAGACTAGAGTATACAAAACAGGCGGTAGAAGCAATACGCAAAAACACTAAAAATCCCTACAAGTTATTTATATGGGATAATGCTTCTACTGACGGCACTAAAGAATGGCTGATGTCCCTAGACGAACCCAATATACAGGTAGCCTACCAAACAGACAATGTGGGGCTTATACCTCCCATGAATAACTTTTTTAAGATTTATTCCAATTACCGATATGTTGCCAAAGTGGATAACGACACCATAGTTGGTTACAGGTGGCTTACCAAGCTAAAGGAGGTAATGGACGAGTACCCGTTCTTTGCGGTGGAAGCCAACCACTACCTGATGCTTAATTATGACATTAAAGATAATGAGGATTATTACAGCGAACTGTTTAGCATAGATTTTAAAGGACATAAATTATACCTGGCTGAAATTGTAGGAGGCACGGGAACCATAATCAGGCGGTCAATGATAGGTGGCGATGTGCCTGAAATGCCAGGAACCCTGTCCGGCTGGATACAGTATCAGCACCTAAGGGAAAATATATCGGCTTTTTATGCTGGAGTATGG